ACCGCGCCAGATGCAAACGTAGCTGCATCCACCAAGTTATTTAGGTTGGTTGCACTAACTTGCGTGTCGGCAACAATCGTTGCTCCTTTGGATAGAATTGCCATGTTATGAGGCTTGTGTTAACGCTCTGAAGGTGGGTGATGCTGTGAGCTTTACTAAGCGCAACTTGGGTCGTCCAGCAGTCGGAGTATATCTAAGTTGCATTCCGTAAGCCCGAATGTTGCCGATTCTACCACGCAGGGATGCGTCTTCACCAACGGCAAGCACTTCACCAAGGATGCCTGATACGGTGCCAAGCTCAAATTCACTATCCAAATTTTCGGACACACCTTCAATTAGGGCATCAGAGTTGTTGGTTTCACTAGATTCCGTATGGATTTCAAAGCTATTGAATTTCTTGCGCTCTGGGCTTTGGAATGTAAACTCACGGGTTAACGCTTCGGATTCAACGTGGAAGAACTTGGAGGGAAGGCCGGGGAACGTATAGATGTTATCTACGTCATCAACGCGGGACTCCACCTCATTGATGCCGCCAAATCGGTTAATGGCAAAGAGTCTATTAACGCCACCAGCACTAGAGGTAATGAAGTTGGCTACGTCCCACCCTTCCTGTTCAATCAAATCAATGCTTTCCCAGCCTTGGTTGAGCAAGTTGTAAACCAATATGGCGTTGTTGTAGATGGATGCGTTTAACGGGATGGCAATGTAGTAGCGATTATTGTGATAGATAGCTACCGACTTGTCGGCATACTCCTTGTTAATTTGGCGAATGATGGGGTCAATTGGGTCAGACAAGGGTAGTCCTGCTCCGCGAAGATTATAGAGGTCGCCGAAGGCTGTTGCGTAAACACCGTTGTCTGAAAGGAAGAAGATTTGATTGGCAATGGTTACAACGGAACGACGGGCCACAAGCCCAGCTTCGCGTGTAATTTCTTTGAGTGTAATGTCCGTCAGGCTACCCGATAGCCCGCTAAGAAGATGAATGCTATTGCGATTGAGAACCACAGCATTGTCGTCGGTGAACGGGTGGACATACTGCAAATAGTCAGCAATGCCAGCCGTAACCTTGAACTGATTCTGAATTTGGTCATAGGTGTCTGAATCAAAAATGTCGGAGAATATCAACTCATCCCTTACGTTGCGGCTAGTGATAACTTCACTGCCAGATGTTCCCGTAGAGGTGTAGTAGTAGGGTGCAATGATGCGACGTTGGTGATAGACTCCCCACGGAGGAGCTGGCATATGAACAAATCCAATCCCCTGTGACTGAGCCACCGAATAAATAACTTTGTGGCTTGAGTGATCTGCAACTTGGGCAAAGAAAGTGAACGTATTGGCGTTAGGAACAGACGCAATAGTGTAACCAGTCCCGTTTTCTACTAGTGGAGTTGTGCCATTATCCACCACAAAAATCTGTCTGCCAACGGAAAGACCGTGGGCCGTTTCAGTTACAGTGACTACGCCATCCGTTATCACCGTATTGTTGTTGCTATCATAATACGTTGTGTTGGCATAGGTGCCGTTTGCCACCTTAACGAAGGCCGGACTACCTGTAACAACACCATTCCAAGATAGGGCTGTAAGTCCATCTCTGAAGATGAACACCTTGTTGAACGCCTGAATCATCTCAACGTCATCCGTTATGGTGATGCCGGATGGATAGGCTATGTTAGTTGTAGCTGCTGTCGCGCAATTAACCGCAATGGCCCTAGAATTAAGGGCAAGGATAAAGTATTCGTCGTTATCATCCGAGGGGTCGGAGAACAAGCAAGAGCCGTAGGCATTGTTGATGTTGCTGCTCAGAAGAGGAGCCCCGGCAAAGTTACTGCCACCAATTGAATAGGTTTCGCTGCCCGTAGCACCCGTAATGGTGAATGTAAATGTGGTTGAACCCGTTACAGTGATTGTGCGATTGCCATTGGGGTCAACAGTTCCAGTAAGCCCAGCGATACCCACTTGCGTGCCTGTAATAAATCCATGTGCAACGGAGGTGGTAATTGTAACCGTCGTTGTGCTGCGAGTTGCGCTAGAAATAGTGCGGTTGGTCCAGACGTAGAACGGAACAATCAACGCTTCGCCGCTATTACCAAGCTGAGGCCCAAAAGCATTAGACCCTTTTCGGGGTTGCCAAGCACCGTCAATGTCCATGCGTCCATTGATGGACACAGCCAGCTCGCCAGACTTTAATTGATCGGGGCGCAACCGGGCATTGATTCGTGAGAATCCAATGTCCACCTCATCATTGAACTGACTGTCTTTTTCGCCAAAAGTGTTATAACGAGCCATTGGCCTATCATACCCTACTGTGCCTTAGCACAATTAGGAACAGGACTTACGTTTGCCGTAGGCCGCTTTGCCAAAACCCTCGTAGTCCTTCTTCTTGTTCTCTTTCTTTTCGTGCTTAATCATCTGCTTGCGTGACTTGTAGTTTTCGTTTTTCATAAAAAGATATTAGCACGACCATGCTTTTCGACTCCAATAATTTGCCGATAGTTTGTTGGAGGTGCCTTTAATGCCGCCGGAACGGGCACAATAGGAGGCTTTCCGGCTAGGTTGGTTCTTCTTGATGGACATATTTGCGTCCCCAAAGCGTATGACTTTGGACTGCCCATTAGCACAGGCGCGGACTACGGACTTCTTGCCGCCGCTAATGTCCCGTCTAGGGCTGTTACAGGGTAGATTGCGTGGGTTCATACGTTAAATGGTCTTAAATCGCAAGGAAACAGGGTTCTAGGGCTTGCCTTTAGTCTTTTTCCTAGAGGTTTTAGGCCTGCTTACAACAACTGGCTTTTCCTTTGATTTAATCCACGGAGCGACGGCAAACACAATGCCAAGCCCAGCAGCTACGGATGCAAAGCGTTCAAACGTAAGAAGCGCGGAGTCCGCCTCGTCTTTGTATTTACGGGAAATAGCTAGGTTTTTGGACAAGAATTTATTGATGAGCGCAGTCATAGGTTCAATCACACCATAGAGTTCAGCAGTCATAGCCGAAGAATTGAGCACGTCTATTTGGCCACTATCACAGGCTGCCCGCGCTTTTTTTAAATAGGCTTTAACGAGCTTATGTTGGGAAACTAACTCAGGAGGTTGTCCAAACTCAGTAATTAACTTTTCGGCTTCTGCTTCCAGCTTAGTTAGCGAGTCGCAAAACTCTTTTGCGTCGATCAGTCCCTTGCTCGCCTTTGCCTGACCGTCCACAATCGCCAGCCCGTAAATGTCGAAAAGCGGACTGAGCACGTTGCTCGTCAGGGCAAATTCTTTGTCGCTTGCCGCGATGTGCTTCGAGACCGATTTTACTGTCAGCCATCCGACGCCTGCGAAACAAACGACGGTCGCGGCGAGCGCAGCGGTAATCAGCTTCGGATTCATTATTTCTTGAGCAGCTTGCCCGGATTCTTGCTATACTTTTTTGCGAGCGTCGTAATGCCGTCGATGATTTCCGGCGCGAGCAATCCGGCGACGCCGTAGGTCACGGCCTTCACGAGTGAGCTAACCTCGATTTGCTCAACGATAAACCACGCGAGCGTCGAGACGATGGCCGCCATGATGACTCGCCGCACGCTGTCCCAGATCGTCCCTTGGATCGGGTTGGCCAATAGGCGAGCAACCATGCCAGCGCCGCCGATGACCGCAGTGAGCCAGCCGGTCTCCTTCCAAAGTTTGGCGACTTCCATGAGGTCTTTGTGCTCGTTCATTTTTTGCGGGTCATCCTATCACCAAACCACCAGCCCACACAATTGAAGGCCGCGAATTGCACCTCGTCCACCATGTCAGCCTGTTCAAAAGCTGGAACATTGAAAAAGATAATGGTGACAAGAATGAGGAGAAGGAGAGTGATGGCTGGACGAAAGAGGGTGAGAACATTCGCCGCCCAAGGTGCGGTGTTTACAGGTGCAATCGCCGCATTCTGGCTGGCCGTAAACGCTTCCCATTGAGCCTTATCAGCCGCAATAGAGGCCATCGCCTTCGCTTCTTCGAGCTTTCGCTTGTGGTCCTGCCCGGCCTTGTAGTTCTCGAAAAACCCGTTGCCGATTCTGAGC